TCGATGGCCTTGGCCGGCAGTCTCGGCATGCAGGTACCCGGCTATGCGAAGGGCACGGTGAGTCTGCCGGCGGCCCGGGGGGATGTGTCGGCGGCGCAGCGTGAGGTGACGCGCCTGGAGCGGGAGATCGCGGGCCTGCGGCACGCGGAGGCGACGGCGCACAGCAAGCGGCAGCGCAAGCGGGACGAGCTGGCGGTGATGGCGGCCGAGGAGGATCTGAAGGCGGCCCGGACCCGGCTGGCCGCGGCCAAGAAGGAACTCAGCGCGGCGCAGGCGCAGGCCAAGCGGGTGCAGGGCATCGCCAACACGTTCGCCAACGGGTTCCTGAAGACGCTGGAGACCGGCTCCGCGTCTGCGATCGCGTCAACGATCAAGGGCCTCAACACCAAGCTGCAGGCCGCCGGGTACGGCGGGCTGGTGGCCGGGAACCTGCGGACTTCCTCGCGGTTGCAGCAGCTGGCGGGCCAGCGCTCCTCGATCCAGGGGCGGATCGCGCAGGCTCGGCAGTATGCGGCGGATCAGTCCGCCGGCCTGGGCGACTACCTGAGTGTGACGGGCACGTCGGCGACGAACATCTCGGATCTGATCGGGCAGATGCGGACCCGGCAGGGCGGTGCGAAGAGCTTCGCGTCCGAGGTGTCGCGGCTGTCGAAGATGGGCCTGTCCAAGACGCTCCTCGCGCAGTTGGCGGAGGCGGGTCCGGGCAGTCAGCTGGCGGCGACACTCGCCGGGGCGTCGCGGGCGGACATCGGGCAGTTGAACAAGGTCGCCAGGTCCCAGGACAGGTTGACCACCAGCTTCGGCCGGACCATGGCGAACGCGATGTTCGACTCGGGCAAGCAGGCCGGGAAGGGGTTCCTGTCCGGGCTGCTGGCGCAGGAGAAGGCGATCCAGTCCGAGATGAACAAGCTCGCCACGGGCATGGTCGCCACGATCAAGAAGGCGCTCGGCATCAAGAGCCCGAGCACGGTCTTCCGGGACCAGGTAGGTCGGCAGGTCGCCATGGGCACCGCTGCGGGGGTGCGGCAGTACGCGCCGCACGCTGCCCGTGAGGTGCAGCGGATGGCAGACACCATGGCCGCGGTGCGGGCCCGCTCCGCCACTGGGCGGCCGGCGGGCGGGGGGCCGGTGCTGGTGCGGCCGGAGGTGCGGGTGCTGGTGCACTTCGACGATCCGGCGCTGCGGGATCTGATCCGCGTCGAGGTCGACAACGGGCATGTGGAGCTGACGCAGGCACTCAGGGCGGGAGGATAGGTGGCGATCCCGGGGAATTTCCTCAGCGCGACGACGGAGTCGGTGGATCCGGATACGTCCGGGTGGCAGGCCGTCGTCAACTGCACCAAGTCCCTGGGCTCCGGTGGCCGTAACGGGGACGGGGTGCTGACGCTGACGTCGACGGCGGCCGGGGAGATGCAGGCGTTGACCGTCGCCGGCTATGTGGTCACCGCGAACGTGATGTACCAGGTGTTCGCGGACGCCTCGTCGGCGAATCAGGCGGAACGGATCGGGATCCAGTGGCTGAACAAGCTGCTGACACCGGTGGGGCCCACGACGTGGTCACTGACGACGTCGTCGGCTTCGGCGACGTGGCACCGGGTCGGCGTGGCCGGGGTGGCGCCCGTGGGTGCGACCCGCGCGCGGGTGGTCCTGTCGGCCACGGCCGCAACTGGGGGGAAGACGCACTTCTGGGAGAACGTCTACCTGGGTGCGCCGTTCGTCACGCCGGGCAATCTGCTGGGGTTCGGCACGGAGTCCGCGGAGGCCGGGACGTCCTCGTGGGTGCCGGACGTCAACTCGACGGTGGCCTCGGATGCTCCCGCCGTGTCGTGGCCGGTCGACTGGTATTACTCCGGTGGCGAAGTTTTCAAGATGACCGTGACGGCGAACGGGAATTCCTCTGCCCGGACGTCCCAGGTCCAGCCTGCGACGGCGGGCACGCAGTACCGCGGCTACTCCTACCTCAACCCGCCCACCAGTACGGCCGTGTGCTGGGTGGAGCTGCGGTACTGGGACGCGAGTCTCACGCTGCTCGCCACGAAACGCTCGACGCTCGCGCAGAACGGGACGGGCTGGTACCGGCAGTACGTGTCGGGTGTGGCGCCGGCGGGCACGACCGGGGTGTCCCTGGCGGTGGGCATCACCTCGGCGACCGCCGGGCAGGCCCTGCGGTTCGAGGGCGATGTTGTCCAGGAAGCGCCCGCGATCATGCCGGGCACGGTCATGCCCTACGAGGACGGCAGTTTCGAGCAGGGCGTCGGCGCGTGGACGGTGTCCAGCGGGACGGCGACGATCGCCCGGTCCTCGCCGTGGGGCACCGCCTACGAGGGGGTGTACTCGCTGACGGTCACGTCGCCGGGTGCGGGCGCAAGCGTCCTGGCGTCGGGCCGGTACCCGGTGGTCCCGGCCGGGTCCTGGCGGGCCTGGGTGCAGGTGAAGCCCGGGGCGGGAACGTGGCAGGTCGGCCCCAACATCCACTGGTACGACTCCGGGGGCGCGTCGATCTCGCGGTCCGCGCTGGCGGCCGACGGGATCACCGCCGACGGGACCTGGTGGACCACGTGGAACGACATCACGGCCCCGGCGGGCGCGGCGAGCGCGGCGATCGAAGTGGACGTCACGGCGCCGGCCGCGGGCACGATGCAGATGGATGCCGTTGCGCTGTTCCCGGCGCTGCCGTCGTGGGATGTGGTCGCCGATGACGATCTGGGGCTGATCACCGTCACGATGCGGGACCTGGACAGCGGGGACAACCTGACGCTGTACCGGGTCGCGGGCACGGGGCAGAGTCTGGTGCGCGGCCCGGACGGCTGGCTGCAGGGTGTGCTGCTGGCGTCCACGCAGATGGTGGTGGAGGACTACGAGGCGCCGATCGGTGTGCCGGTGACGTACCGGCGTGAGTTGTATGTGCCGAGTAAGGGCGCGGTGCAGCAGTCGGCTACGTCCGGCGCGGCGCAGCTGGACGTGCCGGACCCCTCGGACGTCTGGCTGAAGGACCCGATTCAGCCCCAGCGCAACATCCGTCTGATGGCGGCGGTCGCGCCGGACTGGTCGCGGCCGATCGAGGCCACGGAGTACCGCGTCCGCGGCCGCCGCAACCCGGTGATCCTGTACGACGTCCGCGGGGGCCTGGCCGGCACGCTGCAGGTGTGGACCCTGTCGGATGCCGAGCGGGCCGGCCTGCATTTCCTGCTCGACACCGGGCACCCGCTGCTGATCCAGCTGTCGCCGGGCCTGGGCATCGACGACATGTACGTGGCGGTCGGGGAGGCCACCGAGGGGCGCCACATTCCCTACGGTGGCGAGCCGCGGCGGCTGTGGTCGCTGCCATTGACGCAGCAGGATGCGCCGATCGGCGGGGTGGGCGGCAGCGCGGCGTGGACCGTGCAGGACGTGGCGACGACCTGGAGCACGGTCCTGGACATCAACGCGACGTACGCGACGGTGTTCGATCTGCTGCTCGACAACCGGGGAGTGTAGATGTATCCGGCCCCGTCATCCCGGTTTCTGCCTGCGCTCGCCTACTCCCACCGGGTCGTCACCGAGGTGCATCTGATCCGTACCGACGGCACGGACCAGGTGGTGGACCACACGGGCGGCACGGTGACGGTGGACCGGGGGCAGGCGGTGCGCCGGACCTGCACGGTCACGGTCGCCGACCCGTCGCTGATCCCCCGCACCCCCACCGACCGGCTCAGCGTGTACGGCGCGCAGTTGTGGATCTTCCGCGGCATCGACTACGGCGACGGCACCGTGGAGACCGTGCCGCTGGGCGTGTTCCGGATCGACAGCGTGGACGGCGACCCCGACGTGGGGCCGGTCACCATCACCGGCTCCGGGCTCGAAGCGAGCATCATCGACGACGTGTTCATCACCCCGGTGACACTGGCCTCGGGGTCGGCGGTCGCCGGGATCACCCAGCTGATCCAGGGCACGCTGCCGTCAGCTGTCGTCATCAACCGGGCCACGGATGCCACGGTGGGCACGATGTCCTGGGACCGGGAGGCGTCGCGCTGGGACGCGTGCCGCACGCTGGCCACCGCCATCGGCGCCGAGGTGTACGCGGATGCGGCCGGGCAGTTCATCATCGCCCCTCTGCCGGACCTGCTCAGTTCCTCGGTGGCGTGGGAGGTGGCGGCCGGGGAGGGCGAGGTGCTGGTGTCCGCGTCCCGCGGCATGGCCCGAACCGGCGTCTACAACTCGGTGACGGCCTACGGGGAGAACACCGCGGACAATGCGGCGCCGGTCAGCGCGACGGTGGAGGACACCGACCCCACCAGTCCGACCCGGGTCAGCGGCCCCTTCGGGCGCATCCCGAA